TTACAAAGAGATCTCGCAAAGTATCTTTCATTATTCATTTTCCTTTACTCTCCTCTCGCTCTGATTTACACACGCCCTGACACTTATAGTCAACAGATTTTTGTTCTACAGGTATTTCTTTACAACATTTTTTTTCTTTAAGTATTATATCCATATGTAAATACTCCTTGTGGGCCTCCTTTTGGTTTAGGAGGTGTTGCTGTGCCTGGTGCACCGTAACTAAATATACCTTGAGGAACTTGTCTTTGCACTCCTCTATAATTAGCTAAATCAATCTCGCCACCACCTTCAGCTTGTTTTTGTTTAGCTAATGTTTCTAAATCACCTAATAATGATTTGTAAAAATCTTTACCAGCGTTTTCACCTTTAAATGTTTTTCTAAATATAGAACCACCATCTCGTGTAGATTGATCTCTACCATCAAAATAATCTAATCTATTTCTAAACCCTGTAACATCTCTGTTACCTATGTTATATGCAAGTCCATCTCTACCACCATAGTTAACTTGAATATCTCCTTTTAAATCAACACCATACATTTCTTCTAGTTGTTGTATTGCTGGAATAATTGGTTCCATTATTTTCATAGTTTGATCTACATTTTCTTTACTATATTTTTTACCTTCCATACCAAAACTTACAGGTTTAAATTCATCTAAATCAATTGATGTATAACCAGTTTTATTAGAAGGTTTTTTGTTACCTAGTAAACTAGCAACTAGAGCGGCACCAGCTAACCACGGTGCAGCAGTCGCAAGACCTGAGAAAGCTCCAATACCTGACGCTCCAGCTCCCGCTAAAGTTCCAAGACCAGATGCTAAAGATGGATCGTCAATAAAGTCAGCTAAAGATACAAGCCCACCAACAGTTCCAAGAATATTACCTACACTTGTTATACCACTACCACCAATACCTTCTGTACCAAATCTAGGTCTGTTAAAGAAACCAGATATACCGCTGTACTCTGGAGCTGTTCCAATATTAGGAGTTTTACCGGCAATAAATTTATCAGCTGTTGGAACTAAATCACCGCCGAATGCACTTGGTTCACCTTTTAGGTAATTAATAAAATCACCTATTTCTGCTCCTGGTTTCATCATAGCTGGTGAACCATCAATATTGGTCAAAGATGAAAACTCTAAACCTGCTCCAGAGGTTAATGGAACTCTTCCAAATGATTGAGCCAAACTTGAAATACCAGATGAAATAGATGGTCCAAAGGTTCTTACTCCATCTACAATTGTTCCACCAACATTAGGATCAACAAATTTAAGTGCATCTCCATAATTAAAATTACTTAAAGCATGTTTTCCAGCACCCATTATTCCTTGTGCATTATATGCATTAGCAATAGTAGGATTTAGCATGTAATTTAAACCTTTTAAACCTTGTCCAATATAAGGTATTTGCCCTAAAAAACCTCCTCCTAACTCAACGCCTGTTAAATTTTGTCCTAACAATCCAGCGGACAATGCACCAGCTCCGCCTAATAGCAATTGCTCGGTTGCCGCTGCTTTTAACATATCCTCTGTAGATATAGGGCCATATTCATCATCAGCTACATCAAAAGAATTATTTCTAGTATTTGGATTGTAACTAATAGGACTAGAACCAGAAACTATAGTAGTTCCTTGACCTGCTCCTAAACCAACGCCTGGTCTAATAGGTTTTCCAGAACCACCACCTACAGTATATGTAGGAACCCCTCTTGTTCCGCCGGGTGTTTGTAAATAAGGAAGATCATCAAACTCAACTCTAGAAGGAGGATTGTATCCGTAGTTTCTAGAAGAACCTCCAAATGTTATAGGATTTGCTACTGCTGGCATTATCTACTCCTATCTACTAAAGCTTGCGTGTTAGGGTTGTTACCAGCCAACGCTCTTCTTGTTGCGTTATTTACATTACTTATTAAACCTACAGGAGACACATTTGGTAATGGCATTCCTTCAGAAATTTGTTGTTGTCTTGTAATAGCATTTTGTATAGATGGTAAAGGTTCTTCTAAAGGATTAACTAAAGATTCGTTAACTTCTCTTTGTCTTTCTTGTACAGCTTGAACACTTGGAAGTGCAGATACTGCACCAGCATAATCTAATTCGTCTCCGTATATTTCTCTAGCTCTATTGTATGCATCTTCGGCTTCTTTTGTATTTTCAATTAAAGTAACCGCAAGAGGTTTTAACGTGTTGCTAGATGTTAAAAGTAATGAATTAGCATACTCTCTATTTTTTATGTACTCTGATAACAAACTTCCTGTTGATTCTGTTGTTTCAGTAACGCCTCTTGTTAAAAATTTAGCAAGCGGTTTACTTGTTCCTGCAAAAGCAATAAGTTTCATCATAGCTAAACCACCACCTACAGCAAGTAAACCAGGCGCTCCTGCAGCTGCTGCTGCTCCACCACCTATGCCCAAAGCACCTAGAGGTAAAATATTTCCTAAAATTCTATAATTGAGTCCAATTTTTGCTAAACCACCTATAGACGGCTCTTCTGAAGCTCTTGAAAGTGCTTGCAACATATCTTTTACACCAGAATAAGGATTTTTATTTATACCTGTTTCAAATAAAAGATTAAATTTATCTTCACCAATATTTTCTAAATTTTTTAAAACTTTTGATGGTTCCATTAAAGAAATAATAGGATCTTTAGCTTGACCTGTCTCCCTAACTAATCCTGCAAAAGCTAAATCTTTAAAAGACTGAAACTCTAAAGGGTTAGAATTTTTCATTGTTCTTAACTGACTTATTGGAGATTGTATTAATATATCAGAAACATTAGCAGCAGTAATTTTTCCAGATTCAATTGATTTTAAAGAAGCACTTTCAAAAAAATCTTTTTGTGATTTAACAGCATTATTAAAATCTGACACTACTTGTGCAACATTATTTATTTCACCTTCAGGAACAGCTTGCAAAGCTTCATCTAAGTTATTTATTGGACTTAAATTTAATTCTTCTAAAGCGTCTTTAGGAAGTTGATTTAAAGTTTTTCTTAAATCATCTAAATTATCTTTTAATAATTTATTATTTTTAAAAAGAGCATCAGCTAATTTTACATCTTTTGTTGTAGTCTTTCCTTCTCTAGTTTTTAAACTTGCAGGTTTTGGTTGAAAAAGTTCATCTAGTTTAGTTTTAAAAGAAAACAAACTTAATCCATCAGCTGTATTTCCCATATTTTCTAGATATACTTGAGCTAATCTATCTCTTATATTTTTAGCATTACCAGCAGAATTCATCATTTGTGGAAAATTTTCTGTTAAAGATATGTTTTTTGCTAATCTTCTAGCTAAGGCTTCATCAAAAACTCTTTCTCCATCAAGATTTGTTACACCTTCTGTTACAAATTTATCATAAATTTCTTGTTGTTGTTGTTTTAATAAACTAGGAGAGTACACTCCTTTATCATCTAACAAACTTTTAGGAATTGGAGTTTTACCAAAAAGTTTTTTAGCATCTGCTGTGTTTTCAAAAGCCTTTACAACATCTGTAACAAAACTTGGATCTTTTTCTATTGCATTAAATATTACATGAGGTTGTATTTTGTCTGTGCTGATGTCATCAAATATTTTTAAATTTTTTACAGTGTCAGTAGATTCTTTAAAAGTCTTAAAATCTTGTCTAAGTATTGTAGCTTGATCAAGATTTCTAACTAAAGTATTAATGTTTTCATCCATTTCTTTTGGTAAAGGTTTTTTTGCTTTTTTATAAAGTTCTTGAATATCTTTGTATTTAGCTAAATCTTCTGCCATTTTAGTTACAGAATTATCTAAATCTAAATAAGCGGCATTTTGTAATCTTGTTGTTCCGCTTTTTAATACAGCCACATCTCCTTTAGCCGTTTGTAAATTAAAATCATTTATAGCTGTTAAAACATCTCCATATTCTTTCATACTTAAAGGTGGTACACCATCAGTAGTGTCAATCATTTTTTGAAAAGCAGGAATAGCATCTACTCCTTTAATACCTTTTAAGCTTTGCAATGCTAGTTCATCTGATAATAAAGAAGGGAAAATTGTTTTTATGTTAGTGTTTTTAGCTACATCTTTTCCTGCTATTAAATACAACCTAGAATCATCATTTTCATCTATTACTTTTTTAATAAAATCAGATTTAGATAAATTTAACTCATCTGGTTTTTTTATTGTAATAATTTGATCGCTAGGACTTGTCGAAATACCTTTTTCTTTGTTTAAAAAATTTAATAAATTATTTGAAGATTCTATTACCTCTCGAGAAGCTTTAGTTGCTCCTACACTTCCACTTGTAATATCTAAAACAGGATTTTCTTTACCAATGTTCTGCAGGCCAAGAACAGCCTGATTATTACTAACATCTAAAGCTTTGTTTGCATTGCCATAATTAGTATAAAATAAAACTTTATTAGCTTCAAAAGCTTCTCCAATGTCATCAAAACCTTTATTAGATTTTAACTGATCAGAAAATTGATTTAAATTTTGCTGAATAGAATCTTTCATATTTTTTTGAGATTCTTCTCTTAATAAATTTAAATTATCTCCTTCATTTTTCATATATTTTGTATAAGATTTCCTAAAATTATCTACTGCGTCTTTAGGCATTTTGGAAGCATCTAATCCTAATTCTTGTGACATTCTTCCTATAATATTGTCAAAATTTTGTTTTTGATTTTTAGCATATTGTCCAACCATAACAGAAGCAAAGTCAATTGCTGTTCCTAATACAGCTGTATTTCTACCCATAGGGCCTAACATATTTGACTTTAAACCATAATCTGCTTCTCTTTTCATTTCTTTTGCTAAGTTAGTTTCTACATCTAAAGAGCCTTCTTTTATTTTAGGTTTTCTACCAGCTAATAAAAGACCAGCTCCTTTAAATAAAGATTCAAATGCAAATCCAGGAAGAGCCCACCAAAGAGCTCCCTCTACCGCTCCATCTTTTGCACTTTCCATTATGCTTTGTCTACTAACGCCTCTTATTTTTTGCTGTAATTCATCAGCAACTTTACCTAATGCAAAAGCTGTACCTTCTATTCCATTTCGTGCAAGCATGTAACCAAAACCTGAAGGGTTTTTAGCTAACTTAGGAGCAATTTTACCAATAAGACGAGCAGAACTTAAAGGTCCTGCGTAAGGTGTTGCAGTTGCTAATGCTGCTGCTGTTTCAATTCCATGAGCCCCTAAGAAATCTGCAAAGTCTTCCCCTTCCCAAGTGCTTGGTCTAAATATACTTGTGTCTTTATCTATTGCTAATAAGTTATCTCCTTTTGCACTTATACCAAAAATACTTTCATCTTTTAATTTTTGTTGGCCTTGAGGTGTTAATAAAAAAGAACCTTGTTTATCTATAACGTAACCATCATTTCCTACTTTTTTTCTTAAAAAATCAGCTCTTTCTTTGTTTGTATCAAGGTTAGAAAATTGTATTCTAAAGGCATTGTTATCAACACCAGTTTTATAATCAGCCCCAGTAAATCTACCGTTAGCTGTATATATATTAGTTTTTCTTTTTGTTTTTTTTGTTGTTTTTGGTTCAGGTTTAGCTTCAAAAAAAGAACCACCCAAAGCTTCTCTTAACTGAAGTTCTTGTTCTTCTGTTAAAGAATCTTGGTTTTGCTTAACTCTAGCTATCTTGCCGTCAGCAGATTGATATATTTTTGTAATGCTCATTGTGTAAAATCAAACTCAAAATCTGTTGTTGCACCAATTGGCATTTCTTCAATTTCTCCATAAAGTATTTCACTTGATTGAGGCATAGCTGTAAAACCTTTTCCTCTTTTTCTTCTTTCAAAAAGTCTTCTTTCAGTATCAAGTAATTTATCAGAAAACCCATAACTTTCACCTGCATTAATAAGTGCTTGATAAGCACTTTCAGCATTTTTTGCTGGTGCGTCAAATATAGGAAGTAATTCATTAATAGCATTTCTTGCGCTTCCTATATCTTCCCAATTACCAGAATCAATAGCAACAATGTCTTCAGCTCTTTTTCTATCAGCATCAGAAATTGTTCTATTAGATTCACCAAGAATTGTAGTAATGTTTTTAGCCGTAAAGTTTTTTGCCCATCTTCTTAGTTTTTCAGCATCTGATGCATTTACATCAACACCTTGAACATTTGCTAAAAGTTTATTTATTGTATTTTGTAATTTTGGTAAACTACCAAATCCAGTAGGGCTAACTAATTCTTTTGCTAATTCAAGTTCTTCTTTTGAATCTTGAGTATATTGAATAGCATTATAAATATCAGCAAAAACTCCATCAATATCAGGGCTTGGTCTATACTCTACATCGCCATTTGGTTTTTCGTGAACTTCTAACTTATACATTAAAGGATCTTTTGTTCCTCTTGTATAAAGACCAGGTAATCTTGCGTCTACAAATCTTTTAAATTCAGTAGGTTCTTTACCGGGTTGTAAGTTTCTAGATTCTTTTAATATTTCTATTTGCTTTAAAGTATTGTCTAGTTTTTGTTCTTCACTAATACTGCTATCAACATCCAATCCATATTTTTCTTTAAAGAAAGAGTTAGTAATAGAGTTAGGCACTCTACCAGCAAGAATAGCTGTTTCTAAAAAATCTCCTTTAGCAGGATTTATTTCTTTAGCTAATTCCATTGGAGCAAACTCATAACCTAAAGAAGCAGCTTCCTCTTGAGAAATGGCTTGAGGTGTTAAAGAATACTCTTGTTCCCCTGGTCTTCTGTAGGCCATAAACTGCCTTTGGTTTGCAGCATCTGTTTGAGCTTGTGTTTTAGCTAAATCAGACATAGCCATTCTTTTTTGCACTGTTCCTACAACACTTCCATCAAAGGGAACAGCACTATAAGCTGCCATAGCTTCAGCACTGCCTGTTGGTTTGTTTTTTCTAATAGTTTCTAATTCAAGAGAAAAATCTTTTGATTGTGTTGGAGATTTTTGAAATTGCCTAATATCCATATCAGCAATAGCATCAAGAGCGTCACCCTCTCTGCCAGTTTGTTCTTTAAATACTTCATATAACAAAACATTTGTTTCAGGAGAATTGCCTATTGCAATCTTTTCGCCTGTTTTTGGTTGAATAAAAAATACTTCATCTGTTTCTTCATCAGATTCTGTATTTAATTTTACCCATTCTTTAAACTCTTCAGCATCTTTAAATTCTTCTTTTTCATTAGAAGGAGTTTCTTTTGTTTTTTTAGGTTTATTTGTTTTTCTTAAATCGTTTGTTAAAGCATCTAATTCAGTTTGAATTGTTGCAGGTCTTAAAGAAGGTTGATTAACTAAACCTCCATAAGCATAACCTTTTGGTTTAATAACTGGTGGATTAAACATAATTAACCTCCGTATGCTCGTTGATCAAATCCAAAACCACTTGGGTTAAACATAGAGTATGGATTCACATATGGAGCGTATCCAGACAATGTTGTTTGCATTGGACTAGCTATAGGAGCTTGACCTTGACCCATCATCATAGTGTTGCTTGGTATACCTTGAGCTAAACCAAGTTGATAAGTTGTTCTATTAAATGGATCCATATAAATGTTATAAGCATTTTGTCTTTGTGTGTCATATAAAGATTGTTCATAACCTCTTGCAGTTCTACCAGCATTAGCAAGAGCTGCAATATCTGCACCTTGTAATCCTTGTAAAGTACCTCCAGCACCTATAAATCCAGAACCTATATTTTGCATAGCTGGAGCAAAACCTGCTAAACCAGTTCCTAATTGCGCAAAGTTTTGACCACCAGACGATATACCTGTTGATAGTTGAGAAAGTAAACCAGCAAGTCCAGAACGAGCTTGACCAAAACTTTGACCTAATCCTGCCATAGTTGGAGCAGCTCCTCTTAATGCTTGTTGCTCAATATTAAATTGATTTTGTGCTTGATTATAAGACGATGCTAAGGCTTGGTTTATAAGTTTTTGTCTTTGCTCTTGTCTTTGTTCTTCCATTTCTAACTCAATCATACCAGCTCTTGTAGAACCTCTAAGACCTGAGTTAGCAGCATTTATATTTAATTCAGTTATTTTATTGTCATAAAATTCATCAATATCTTCTAATTGATCTTCTACAACAGCTTCCATGTAAGGATTCATATAAAAGTTAGCAGCATCAGAGTCAAAAGAACCAAGACCAGCTTGTAACATATTCATACCTTCGTATATGCCACGCTCTGTTGGAGCTAAACCACTACGAGCTAACATAGCAGCATCTCTTAAACCACCAATTCCTTCAGAGTAAAGTGGGTAAGCATCTCTCATTACAGATGCACCTTCTCCTAAGAAAGGAAGAGCACCTTCATAAGCCTCCATACCTCTTTGAAAATATGGAAGATATGCACCTACACCTTGTGCTGTCATGTCAAGAGCACGTTGTTCTAGTGGATTAAAAGGAGCTACTTGAGTTGTAATAGCCTCAATAGGTGGTGGTTTAGAAGAAAAAGAATAACCTTGATTAAATAAAAATTCTGTTAAAGCTCTTATATAAGGGTCTGCTAAATTATATTCTACATTACCACCATAAGTAGCATCTGTTACACTAGGAAGAGTTCCTGCAAAAGTATATTGTCCTTGATTAACTGGAGTTGTCATTTATCTACCCTCTAAACTATTCATTAAGGCATACATTTTTCTTACACCTTGTTTTCTATCTCCGTCACCAGCGTTTCTTACAGCTTCTGCTGTCATTACAAATTCACCATCGGATAATCTTGCAGGAATAGAATCACTTGTTCCTGTTCCTGGTCCACTAGCTTCTCCGCCATCTCTTAAATCAACACCTCTACCTTTTAAAATATCTGCATATGTTAATTCGCCATCGTTATTTAAGTCTGGAAAAGCCTCTCCACCTTCAGCCATATTAATTGCTGTTTGTGGTTGAGCGTAAGTAGGGTAAAGTTCATTGTAGTCTATAACTTCAAACTGTCCGCCTAGTTGATTTTGTACATCTTGTCTTGCTCTTGATGATTCAAAACCTGCGTTTCTCCTAAATTGATCAGTAGGTAAGTTTGTAGGTTTTGTTAAAGCTTCAAACATCATAAGGAACTGAAGATCTTCAGCATCAAGAGATTTTTTCTTTCTTTGTTTATCTAGTATCTCTGCATATTTTTCCATTATTTCTTCGTCATTCATTTGTGTACCAAACTGTCTCATAATACTTTCTCTAGCAGGATTATTAAATATATCTCCTGCCATAGTAGGAGAGTCTTCACCACCAAATATACCTGTTCCACCTCTCATTGGTATGTTAGCATAACCTTCATCACCAAAAATAGAACCGCCAAGATATTGTCTCATTTGTTGTTGAGATAAATTTCTAGCACCTGGTGTTCCAATAGCTTCTCCTAACTCTCCTTGTGCATATAAAGCACCTAAATCACCAAGAGTTCTTCTTCTATTTTCTTCTGTTCCCATTAAGGAACCTACACCTTGTCTAAATTGTTGTTCAGGAGATTTACCAAACATAGCTGTTGTAGCTGCATCGTAAGCGTCTGGGCCATACATTACGCCAGCTGTTCCTAGTCCACCAGCAATGAATGGATGTTTCATACTAAAACTACCTATACCTTTTAATCCTCTTCCTGTAGCTCCCGCTAATCCTCTACCTATACTTCCTAATGTATATGTTGGAACACCAGATTCCATTAATCCCATAGTTGGTGTAGTTAAAAGAGGCTTACTTGGTCTACTAAAGTTTAAAAGATCTCTTATTCCTCTTGAGGCAGGTATTCCTAAATCATCCATAGTTTGTGCTGTAGTTTTTGCAGCAAAAGATGTATTGACGTTAGGTATTGTAGAGCCATAAGCTGTGTTTGTAGGTCCTCTATAAGATCCCATAGGAAACTTACTTACGTTTGATGATGGAGCTCCAGTTCTAAAGCTAAAATTTCGTAAGGATTCTCTACCTGTTGGAGTAGATTTTAAAAAACCTCCAATTCCTGACATTAATCTATTAAACTGATTATTTACACTTGATCCAATTTGAGAACCTATATTACGACCTTGTGCCATAACAGAACCAAAAGCATCGTCTGCTGCTTGATTTTTAATAGCTGGGTTTGTAGCTCTATTAAATCTATCAAGTATATTTTTAGTTCCTTTACCTAATCGACTACTTGCAATTTTTTGACCCGTAGAACTATTAATAAGTGTTTGTATGCCTGATTTAGTGCTAGCTCCTAAACTTTCTAAAAAAGCAGGACTAGATCTTAAAGCTCCAGCAATATCTAAACCTCTTAAACTTGTTGTACCTGATTTTATGCGTGATGCTAAAGAAGCGGCAACTTCGCCCGCACCAGGATATTTTTGTAAGATAGCTTTTTGAACAGCTGCTGCTTTAGATGCTGCATTAGTTTTTCCTGCCCCTTGTAATACTGATTGTGCAATTTTTGTTATGTCATCAGCTACGACTTTAGTTGCTTGACCAAGACTTCCAACGGCTGATGCTGTTTTTCTTCCAATTTCAGCTGATGATCCAGTTAATGGTCTTCCACTTGATTGTTTTGCACCTCTAATAAATCTAGATCCTTGATTACTAGCACTTTTTAAAATACTTTGAGCTGTTGGCACAGCTTGTTTTAAAAGTGGAGTTGCTCCTGCCCTTGCTGCTCTTAAAGCCCCTAATGCTGTTTGTCCACTTCTTGCTAATAAACCTAATATACCCATTACGATGTCACCACTGTTACTGTTCCCACGGAACTTGTTAAACTCAAACCTGTTGGATAAACTACAGGTAAATATAAATTTCTCCAAGCATTGCCGTCGTACGCTTGGTGTACTTCCATCGTTGTATTAAATATTAGCCCACCTGGACTAAATTTTCTACCATTTCTTTCGGTAGTTGTGTAAGAAGGTACCACATTTAAATCCAATTGAAAAAGGTTTTGTTCTAATGTACGCACCATTCTGTTTAATTGTTCAGCATCTATGTTGCCTTGTGTAAAACGAGGCAATGATGAGAAGGCCTGTCTAATATCATATCGTGGCATTATTGTCTCCCATCTGGCTTAACATCGAGTCGTGTAGAGCCCAATCTCCAACCAACTCCGAGACGGTTAGCATTGTTATTACTTCCGTCATTAAAACTAGAAACATTTAAAGAAAACTGTCTTCCTCTTCCTCTTATGTTTTTTACTTGTGTTTCTGCATCTACAGGAATAGTAGCATCAGCCACTAATGTTCCACCTGGTGCATCACGCATTTTTACAATTAAATCAACAGTTTGCGGACCAGCACCGTCTGTTCCTATAAACTTAAAGTCTGGTATAACTCGACTAACAAAAGCAAATTGTTCGCCGTCACCTATATCAATATCACCTGATTGTATAGATACATTATCCATAGGAGCTCCGTCATCATCATAACCTACTTCGTGAGCATAAACATAAC